ATCAAATCCAATTCGTTCGCTTTGGTCTTTTATATTCTCAAAACAAATCCTTGTTAATTCTGGACGTTTGAAATATGGTATAATTACCGCTAATTTATTCATAACCTATTTCTTTTTACCTCAAAAAGCCCATGCATTTCTGCACGAGCTTAAAGAGATTTCTCTTAATTACTAAGTCAAAGTAATTGCCGCAATAGCCGCGTCAATATCTGAAATGTAAATAAATCCACCTTTATCAGCGTTTCGGATAAGGAATAACAAACGTTTACGAACTTTGATTGTTTCCATATCTTCCAAGAACTGATTAGCAGGCATCCATTTTGACATGGTTAACCCTGGTTTTTCGTAGATTTTAGCGAATCTGCTATCACCAAGAACCAATGCGTTATTCGGAATAACATTCGACTCCATTACCATCATTGAATCAACCATTTTACCACTTCGATCAACAAACGGTGGGATAATATAGTTTTCATTCGCATCTTTTGTCAAACGCATTTTGTTGATTGAACGTTTATTCATTACAACAAAATTTGGTGAATCTTTCGCCCCGCCTGTGATTGTGATTTGTTCTGGAGCAACCGCCATCAAATCATAAAATTGAGCGTTTTCAACTTTAGTCAATCCTGTTGCACTGAAAGCGGTTGAACTTGAAATCAAACCTTTTAAAGTGTTTGAAGTTCCATCCCCTGTTGACAATTGAGAATCAATTACTAAATCAACGTTTGTTCGTAGGAAGTTTTCCAACTCGCTAGCAAACATTGCTTCATCTTCGTAAAATTCTTCAGTAACAGGCAAAGTGTCGCCAATTTTTTGAAGTGGCAAAGTGTAGGTTTTCCATTTCGCAGTTGATTCTGGAAACGTTGCTCCCTCTGCAATTGAAGCAGCGGCACGAACCGTGGTTGCCTCATCCCAATCATAATAACGAACTGTCCCGTTATTATTTGTCCCTAAAGTAACCTTTGGGAACATATCATAAAGGGTTAATTTACGGGTTGCTAATTGTCCAATTGTCGGAATTTCATACACTTGTGCATTACTTCCAATACTTGCACGGTTGGTATCGGCTTTAATCACAACTTCGGAAGTCATATCACTTGTGCTTAATGCTTTAATCGCTGACATGTTAGCCTTCAATTCGGTTGCCAAGGTCGGTTTATCATCGAAGTTAAACCCTTTCTCACGTTGCGATTTCATTTCAAGCCCCATCTCTTCCAATGCTTTGTTCAAAGTTTTCATTTGCTCTAAACGATCGTTATTCAATGCTTCGATTGCTTTTTGCAAATCTTCTTTTGAAACTTTTGCTTCTTCCATTTCTTTAATCGCTTGAGCGTTGTTTTCGTTCAATTCGTTAAAGATTTTTGCTTGCTCATCAGCCCCTAAACCGTCGAACGCTTCTTGAGTAATGGATTTAGTTGCCATAAACATGGCTAAGGTTAAAAATTGTTTTTTCATTTTGTTTTTAAATTAAATAGCGTGAATATGTTTGTTTTTTTGTTTGAGTACCTAGTGGTGGCTCGTCTTTATGAGTGTCATCAGACGGCTCAATTTTATTAGATTTCTTAAATTTTGACATCAATTCTTTTACAGAAATCATTTCAGTATAAACTTTTAAATCTCCTGAAATTGAATCTACAATGACGTTTTGAAAATCCATTTCATGCTCCTGTAAAAGTAGATTGTAATTATTTTCGTTTGCTGATTTCTTCCAAATACCCGGAATATGTACATCGCTATGCGAATCCAAAATATTACTTGGTGAAATAGCGCATTTTACTTTTATCGTATTTTCATCAATAAACTCAATCGATAAAACAGGCGTTAAGAAATTAGAACCTTTTACAACCGCCGATGCTTCAACATTCTTTGCTTCGGTAACCGCCCAAAAATAACCGCTTTTATCCGCTTCGTCTTTATTTAAGACCATCGGATAATACTTGTCAAAATTTTGCTTGTCGCTTGCATATTCAGGTAGATCGGAGTTATAGCAAAAAAACAGTTTAACATACCTCATCCCAACGGAATGGTTTAGAACGTAACCGCTTTTGTATTGGTTGAACATAAATTCGTTACGCTCCTTTTTAATAACAGCTTCGTAAACTAAAACCTCTAATTTATCAATGCTGTTATTAAATGCTTTGGTCGCCGTGTCAAAAAGCACATTAGAAAAATCCGTCTTTTGAATCTCGGATTTCTTTCTGTGAATCGCTAAATCTTTATCAGCTAAAATCTCTTCTAAAGTCATGTCCTACTTGGTTTTTTTAATCAATTTACCATCGACAACCGCCCGCTTCTTTTCCTCATTTTTCTTGTCTATTAGCTTTTTAACACCTTTGTCCATAATCTAACATTTTAACAAACGTAGTAATAAATTATAATATAAAACATATATTTGTTAAAAAACAAACAATATGAAGTTAATTTCGGAGGATGGTTTTTGGTCAAGATTATTTCGAAAAGGCAATGATCGCTACATTTCACAACCTAATTTTTCTCAAAGGTTTTTAAGTTTCGACAAAAAGGAAGAGTGGGTATCCGTTGAAGGAAATGAAATGGAATTGTATAACACGACCGCTGAATTACGTATTGTTATCGATCGTTTAGGCTTGATGTTTTCAAACGGAATTTGGATTGAGCGAGACAAAAACGGTGAAATTGTCAAATTTTCGGACGCTGTTAATCGATTGAATAATCCTAACATATTTCAGTCGAATAAAGAATTTTTATTCCAAGCGTGGATTCAGCGGTGTTTATACGCAAATATTTTTGAGTACGGACTAAAAGGAACTAGCTTTCAAGACATACCAAGTGCAATATGGAACCTATCACCCTCACGAATCATTGTCAATCGAACGGGTAAAATTTGGCAACAAACGAAAATTGAAGATATTATTTCTAGTTATACCTTCCGAATGGATGGACAAGTTGATGAGACTTTTCAAACAAAAGATATTATTCAATATTCAATACCAAATTCAGACGACCCGATTTTAGGACAGTCACCACTCATTGCGCTGAAAATGGATATTTCAAATTTACGCGCGGCTAAGGGTTATTCAAATGTTATTTTGGTTAAGAAGGGAGCGATTGGGATGTGGAGTAGTGACAAAAGCGATGCAAATGGAAACATTGCTTTAACCCCAAAAGAGGAGCTTCAAATAAGTAAACAAATCGAAGATTCATACGGTATTTTTGATAATCAAGGAGCGGTTAAAGTTAGTTCCGTTCCTTTAAAATGGAATCCTGCGAGTTACCCAACAAAAGAATTAATGCTATTTGAAACGATTAACTCTGGTAAAAAAGCAATCATTGATATTCTTGGGGCAAACGACAATATGTTTAGCCGTGGATCGGATGGTAAGGGTGATACTTTTACGAACGTTGCCCAAGGTGACAAACTTTGTTATCAAAACACAATCATTCCATTTGCTCAAGATTACGCAAATGGCAAGGCGAAACGATGGGGACTACTTGATAAAGGTCATACGCTTGAATTGTCATACGCTCATTTACCTACTTTATCAAATAATGAAGTTGAAGACAATAATGCAATGAAATTAAAAGCTGAAGCGTATAGAGTTTTAGTAAATGGAGAAGGTCAATCAATGACCGATCAACAAGCAAGGGAGTTTTTAGGGCTTGACTAATCAAAAAGGTACATATAATTTCTTCGAATCATAAACGCTAAACCGCATATTGAATCTGGAGCGTCATCTTCTTCTTTTGTGACATTTTCTCTTTGAACTTTTGTAACTACTCGCATGGCTCTATCATAATCACTTCCGGCGGTTGTATTTCTTTTGAATCTAAAATACTTTTTAATAAATCCCTCTTGCGCTAACATCCTACCTTTTTTGTTTGTAGTATTTTTTACACCTGTCACCGGGCAAATTATTTCCTCTCGAATGTCACGAATAAACAACGCGCCAAAACTATTTGATTCCACAAACAAGGCGTCTAAATTTCTTTCGTTTGCTTCTTTTACCAATATCGGGTGAACGATTGTTAAATTTTCTTGGGTTAATATCCAATCATTTATAAACACTTGTTTTTCTGCAACGATTGCAAACGGTATCGAATGGTTATCTTGTCCTTCATCAGCAGGATCGGAGTAAGCTAAAACTAAATCCCATTTCTCTTTTGGTGGCAAATTATCATATTCCTGTAATTCATGTTTAGCAAATATTAAACCCTTTTGCGGTTGTGGGTTTTGCATGTATTGAGTTTCAAACATGTGCGAGGTTTTCACACTGTTTTTTAAATCGTCAATGTCTTTTAAATTATGCTTCCACTCCCAAAGCGGTTTACCATCCATGATTACAGGTAGAACCATAAAATTTGCTTTCGGATCATCTAAATAATGTCCTTTCAATTGTTCTGTTGCATCGGTTACGCCTGCCCTTTGTTGAATGTTTATTATTGGGGTGTCCTTGCTGTTTTTACGGCTTAGCAATGTATTAAAAATAACCCTGCTTACTTTCTCGTTATTCGCATTTTCAACGGTGGAATCGTCAATTTTATTAATATCATCCCAAACCTGACAACCTTCAAAGTTTCGAATATAATCTTCTAAATCGTAATTGTGGTCAATCATTTGGCCAGCTCCAAATCCTGTTACTTGACCGAAAATAGTAGCCGTTTTTAGTCCCCCACCTTGTAAAGTTCGCCAGAGATTTTTACCGTTTTGATCTCGTTTTAATTCAACTCCGTACATTATTTTAAAATACGGATGCGTTACAATATCCCGAATAGATACGGATGTTTGCGCTCTTAATTCGTCGCTAGCAGTTATGTATAGCCAATTAGATGATGGGTTCATGCCAATTCCCCTGGCGATAAAATTAACCGCTGCGAGTTCTGTTTTAGAAAATCTAGGAGGAATGTTTATGTTTAATAATTCAAGTTCATAATTCTCGACACGTTTTAATTGATTGCAAATTTCTTCATGATGCCAATTGACAATGAATTTTTGCCCTCGCAATTCCTTATAAAAAAAGCGGGTGAAAAATAGTAAACTATCATCACACCGCTTTCTTATTATAGCTAATTCTTGTCGGGAATAAGTCATTTAGTATTTTTCATCCAACTCACCATTAACAGCATCTCGTTCTTCTTTTGTCAATGGTTTATCATTTAATCCCTCGCCTTTTGTGGTTGTATCAACTCGATCTGTCCAACCATGATTACTCTTTAAATTCATGATAGCAAGGCTTGGAACGATCTTATTCTTTTTACCGTTTGTAAAACAATTTGCTTCACAATTGGATTTAATCTGTTTGTAAATCGTTTCTAATTCAGGAAACAAACCCTTTAAATAATCCAACTGCCATAAGGTAGTATTGTTTTCTTGAGCAACCTCACCGATAAAATCATTGCAATCCTTCGATCTGTCTTGAGCGGTTAATAAACACCTTTCAAACAATTCTGTTGCATTTTCAATTGTCCATTTTTCGGCATTGGTATTATTTTTTGGTGCGCCCGCCATACCTATTTACACTTAGTTTCATAAACATTCCCAAGCACGACATGAGTATCTGCATAAGCATCCATTTCTTCCTTGGTTCCAGTAAAAATATTCGTTCCTGCTTCAACCCCATTTACATAAGTCGTGCACTTCCAATCTTTTTCTTTGTTGCAAGATGAAGCCAACCCGACTAAAGCAACACTGATAAATAATAATTTTTTCATAATGTATAATTTTTTTTTATTAACAAATGTACGAATTTTATTGATTACTTGTAAGATTCAACTTTCGCCTTAAATTCGTCTATTATTTCTGACATGATTTCCGTGTCGGATAATAGTTCTGCGCTAATTTTTTCATACAGAAACAATCCTTGTTTTCGATAAAAAATAATTACAATACCTTTGTCTTTTAAAATATTTACTTTGTCTCCATTTCTGATAGATTCATCCCACAGAAGATCGTAATCTGTAATGTATATGTTTTCGTATTTTGTTTGCCAAAAAGAGCAATCACTAACGATACTCGCAACTGTTGTAATATCTGTTTTAGTCAAAGAAAGACTTTCACTAAATTGTTGAATAGTTAATAAGTTATTTTCCATCGTTTAAATTTTGTTCGTTAAAATCTTTAAACAGAATAACCTCTGCCAAAAGGTATCCATCGTCAATTTTCATTATCTGTAAAACTTCGGCTCTATTTTCTCCATATTTCGGAATCTCGGTAAGTAAAAGTGTTGCGAGTGGCGAATTATAATGAAACCTAACAAAAAATGATTTAGCGTAGGTTTTTTGAATTAATCCTTTTGTTCCTTTTCCAATTTTATTATCTAATCCCATAAATCAATTCATTTACTTTCACCCCGTTTAACCTCATCTCTAACCGCTTTCAATTCCTTACGATATTTAATCGAAATCATTTGCTTTTGAACCCAATTATTAACCATCCACCACCAAGGAAGTAATAAAATTAGCATAGTGATATAAAACCAATTAAACCCATCAGTTATGGCCAAGTGCAAAAACATAACCCAAATCACATTATACACCGTTAATTTGCCATTATTCCAAATTTGCCTTGCTTCTTGTTTTTTAAGTTCGCTTATCAATTCTTGATCCGATTTTGGCAATCGTTTTTTATCGTTTTTTTCTTTGTTAGTCATACTTCTTTTTTATGGTAAATTTAACTGTTTTTATTGATATTAGAAATTGAAAACCAAGCAACCACAAATAGCAGAAATAACGCTATTACAAACATATTTTCAATTACTCTATTTAAATACCCATCAAAATAACTGCCTGAATCAATATCCCAATTGCCTGTAATGACGCAAATAACCACTTTTAAAATTAGCAATATTGCGATACCTCTTAAAATGCTTTTGGCTAATTTCCAAATGGTTTTTATTTCTTGCTTTTCCATAATTTAACTGTTTTTTCAATCCTAAACAACTTGATCTAAGCAACCCGATCATTTGCCCGACAACTAACATCAAGCAATTCATTAAACAACTCCCATTTAGCGCGCAAATCTTTATTAAATGGCAAATCCCTTTCTAAATGTGTCCATGCCGAATAAACAGAAACGCGTTTAATTTGTAAAAGTTTAGAAATATTAACTTCGTTAATCCCATGTACATTGACTAATCTATGCGCCACAAATTTACGAACCTCAGCAAATTCTCGTTTCATTCTGCCAAAGATAAAATCTTCTTTCTTAACGCCCCAAACGATGCAAGCCGTATCAAAGGTAATTTCTTCGATAAAGCGTTCGTTCTCGTCAGCTTGTTTAAGTTGTTCGATTAGTTGAAGCATCCTAATTTCGTTTTCTTCGGAGTGCCTTTGTTTTGCTAAATTTGACAACTCCCTTCTTATTTTTTCTCGTTTCATTTGCTTGGTTTTAGTTTAAATCAATCCTCCCCCTCCTCCATAGCCAAATCCTCATTAATCTGGTCTATTTCGTCTTGTTCAATGTCGATCCATTGGCTTGGTTCTTCATCGACTTGATAACAATTTCTTGGCATGGTTATTTTATTTCGGTTGCTGATTCGAGTAGTTGTTTTGCTTGATTTAAAACAGATTTCATTTCTTCTTCCCATTCTTTAAAACCACCTTTGTACGTTTCTATGTAACCATCATCCGATACCTTCACCATTTTTTTAACCATCTCCACCATCTCATCCCTCTGCCGTTTTAATTCGGTCAAACTGAACGGGATTTGTTGGCGAATATCGAACGCTTCAACTATTAGTTCGGCGTTGGCTTGTGTGACTTCATCATTATAAACGTTTACCAATTTACAGATGTGAGTTTGAAAATAATTATCTACAAAAATCAAATTTTCATCTTTTTTAATATTTCCTTTACTCCCTTTAAATTCACTCATTTTATTTTGTTTTAGTTAAAAAAATTATCCTACTAACGTCCTTTCGGTAAGCTTCGGATAAAGATTTAAAACTCATCTAAATTTCATGCGGTATCTTCATGGAATAAATCCATCACAATCCATCTTCGTGAGCAAAAAATCAGCTCGTTCAAACTTGCAGAAGTAGATGTTTCGTATTTGTCGTAACAATCCGAAAACTCGAGATGGTAAGATACCGACCTCTCTCTTTAACATGCGAAGTTGTGGTCAGTACAGGACTCGAACCTGTATATCACTAACACATAGTTGACCTAATCCGTTTAACCTCTATGTGCTTGGCAACCACTCGCCAACTGACCTTGTTTGTTTTAGTTATTATTTAACGAATGATGAATACTAATACTTCCATCGTCATCAATTTTAACGTCAAACCCGTGACCCATTCCTAAAACTGATTGTTTTTCGCTTTTAATTTGAGAACAAAAAAGAAAGTAGCGATTAGTGTTTCTTTCTTTTCTAATGCTATTCAACCATCCAATACCACCCGTAAAATATTGTGAAAAAACGGCACAGCCATAAATGGTTTGTAATTTCTTTTTTCTGTTTACTTTCAAGTAATCTACTAAGTTAATTGTTTCCATTTCCGATAATTTTTAATTGTTCTAGCAACATTGCTTAGACAAATATAGCTATTATAATTATAATAACAAGCATTAAGTAAAAATAATCCGTTATTTATATTGATTCTAAATAACAAACCCCACCCAACCGATCGCAATTATCGAACTGTTTAATGTTGGGAGGGGTTGGGTTGGATTAAAATCCTAAATCTTCGTCAAATTCACTAAAGAAACCCCCGCTTTGAGGTTCTGGACTTGGCGCATGATTCGATCCGCTTGTTTCAGATTTTTTACTAGGAAACATTAAAATCTCGTTGCAATAAATTTCAGTGATGTACTTCTTATTGTTTTCTTCGCCGTACGATCTTGTTTTAACCTTACCAACGATTGAAACTAAATCGCCTTTGTTAATATACTTTTCAGCAATTTCGACTAATTTACCATTGACAACGACGTTATGCCATTCAGTAGATTCTTTCTTTTCGCCAGTCGTTTTGTCCTTCCATTTTTCACTTGTGGCCATGGAAAATTTGGCTATTCTGTTACCATTTTCAAACGGTACTATTTCAGGCTTCTGACCTACACGCCCTATTACTTCTATTCGGTTTCTGTTCATTGGTTAAAATTTAAGATTATTAATAGTCTCATTAACTCGCTCCAATACTGTTATTAATTCCTGAACGATCATGGAAGGTTTTGGAACTTCATTAGCGTAACGCTTCAAAGCATTGTTTAAACTTCCGCAGTGCCATTTATTTGATTTTTTGGAAGGTTTGCCCGTCTTAGGGTTAATTTCTCCTTCTTGCT